CTTGGTCAAGTTTGCCTGTGTAATACATCCACTTGAGTTTCTTCATACGATCGAACTCAATGGCTGCTTTCTTGGCGGATAGATTGTGCAATGACAAGTATTTGTTATACTTGTTGTGCAGCAAAGGAATGCGAATGATCTCTTTGCCAGGCTCAGTCGAATCAACGTCTGAGTCCTTTTCCCATTGCTCAATAATTGCTTCTAGAGGAGGAGTTTGTATAGTCATTCACGAAGTATACTATTCTTTCAAATACAAAGCAACTATTTACAATGATTACAATAGTTTGACATATTTGACAAATCACATATAATAGACTATGTCGTAGATGATAAGGGTATCTTTAAGAATACTTTATACTCTTTCATACTCAAAATAAGAAAATCTAAACGTAGCGTCTGCAGTGATAATATTCTCCGCAGTGTCGCTTGCGCTAAACAATAGAGAACCCACTGTAGTTGGAAACATATCCACCAATTTCACTCTGAAATTTGGATTATTTTTGTTTGTATAGATGCTTAGAATGCCAAGAGAATACGGTGCTGGTTTCTTTTGGTAATTTGAGCGAATATTTGCACCAACTGATGACTTAGCAAGGTTTGCATATTCTTTAAAGTCTGTTGGGAATGTGATTCCACGAATCCAATCATGAAGTTCTGTCCAAGCACGAAGATCTTCATCTACTAGAAATGTAATATTGAATGTATCATATACAGCCTTTTCGCCTGGTAGATACAAATCTACGAATGGCGTTGGCATAGGAATTTCTGTCAAAGAAATACCTGGAAGGTTTGCACTCTGACAAAAATAAGTGATTCCTGGCAATCTGTCAAATGTTACTCTAAATTTTGTACTTTGGAGTAGATCTGTGTTTGCAGGATTTCTATTTAAAACTGACATGAATTTAATCCGTTAGTTTGTGGGCTACAACTATTTATTCCAATAAAAAAGGGGGAGTGTTTCCACTCCCCCTCTAGTTGCTTTGCCTTATTATTTTTAGTAAGTTGGCAAAAAGTTTTCACATCAATTATTGGTTGATGTTTAGAACTTGGAACTTGCGGTAGTATAGATTTGAATCTGTTACTAGGTTGCCGTTTCCTGCTGGTGTTGCAAATGGATTTGCTACGAGACCATAACGTGTCTTGAATCCAACCTTTGGCTGGTAAGTTGTTGGGTCGATAGCACGTACCATCTGTAGAGGAACGTATGGGCAATAGAACAAACCAGCGTCATAAGGAGTTGTACCCTTATAACCAACTACAACATAGTCTGAACCAGTTACAGAATATGGATCAACATAGACCTTGATACGTCCGAAGAGTGTACCAGCGAATGTGTTGCCTGTATCGTCAACTGCTAGATTGGTGTTGTTGCTTAGTGCTGAGTTGTAGTCAAGTAGACCAGTCATTGCTAGGGCTGATGCAACGTCGGTTGAGACGATGACCATGTTGCCCTTGCCGCGACGAGTGTCCTTGGCAATCTTGTTGCTTGCGCGCTCGATTGCGAACAATAGGCTCTTGTACTTTTCAACCTGCCAACGACCGCTTGTGTCTGCTGCTGCAGATAGGTTGAAGGCTGCTGTTGCAAGACCAGTGATACCTACGTTAGCAGTTGCATAGACTGTACGGACAACTTCGCGGTTGATTTCAGCAAGAATTTCAGTTGACAAGATGTTTGTCAATTCTGTTTCTGCGTCTAGACCGTGAATTGCCTTTAGATCTTGTGCAAGTTCTAGCGTGTAGGCTGCTTGTAGACCGCGTGTTCTTGCTGTTACAGCAACGCGATCGATCTGGAAGCCCATGTAGTTCATGGTTAGATCTTCTGCGGCAGCGGTTGTTACGCCAGTACCTGTGTTTGCAAGAGTCATTGCAGCAACGTTCTGGCTTAGTGATACGATTGCGTTTGCAACTGTACCATTGCCGTTTGTGCCAGCAAATACGGTGTTTGCTTCGTTGTAAAGAGCCTCACCGACAGATGCTGTTGCGTTAGCATAGACTGAACGCATTGCGAAGATCAAACCTGTTGGACCTGTCATTGGCTGAACGCCGCAGATGTCATAAGCCGTTAGGTTTGGAAGTGCACGACGTACAAGTCCGATTAGGATTGGATCGAAGCCAGCAACTGCTGCGCCCGATGCTGATGCAAGACCGTTGACGCCTGAACCCATGGAAGGCTGTGGGGCTTCCCATAGATTTTGCATTGAACGGGCTTCTTCTGCTAGAGCACGCTCTTGATTTTCTAGAACTAGGGCTGTGACAGCACGCTTGTACTGGTCACCAATTGCTGGGAGTTCTGGATGATCAAGAACTGGTGCCCACTTCTTTGTATATGCTTCATTTAGATACATTTAGTGATACCTCAGTTTAAATTAGGCTTTTGGAGCCGTTTTGGAAATTGCCTTTACATAATGTGCCATAATACCGTTAACTGTTTCTACTTCTGAATCTTCAGATAGTGTTTCCACCTTCTGAATTTCCTTTACCTCACTAGTCACGCTTACTTTACTTGGGAAGTAGTTCTCGCGAATTACTGCGAGTTTATGCTCAAAATCACCCTCTGTGGTGAACTCCACGCCCTCTGCGAGCGACTTCAATTTGCCTGCTTGAACAGCTGTTAGACCTTCGCATGCAAGTGAAATTAGTTTATCTTTCTTACCTAGATTTAGTTCCTTAGCGATTGCTTGCTTTTCTTCAGCAATAGCAACTAGGTTTTCTTCTAGTTCAGCAACCTTCTGAGCAAGTTCTTCCGTTAGGTCGACCTTCTCTTCAGGAATTTCGATATAGTGTTCTGTGAATAGATTCTTTAGACCATTGATAAAGTCTTCAGCGAGTTCAGCACGTAGACCTGTCTCAATAGCAACTTGATTCTCGTTTACCCACTCTTCAACAACATAGTTGAGATACTCATCAACTTGTTCTGAGAGTTCAGACTTGATTTCTTCGACTGTCTGAGCAAGAAGTTCGTCGTTTTCTGCTAGAACTTCTTCAACAATCTTTTCGACGCGTGAAGATACAGCGGCTTCGAAAATTAGAGTTGCCTTAACGCGGAAATCTTCAGAAAGTGATTCGCCATTGAATAGCGCATCTACGTCTTCTTTCATAGAACCCTTGTACTTAGCAACCATACCTTTCATATGGGCTTTCTTGGCTTCAGCAAGATCTTCTTCAGAAATTTCTTCAACTTCTTCTGCTTCTTCTTTCATCGCGCCAATCTTTTCGCCTGGCTTGAGGATTTTCTTAGCAGCAAGTGCTTTATCTGCACCATCAATTGGCTGTTCTGCATCAGCAACTGCATCGGTTTCTTCTTCAGCAGCACCCTTTGATGGTTCTGCTGGAGCGCCTGGCATTCCTGGTTTTGGTGCCATTTGCGCTGAAGCGGCTGCTTTAACACCAACACTGGAGTCAAAGTCTTTTTCGCCGTGTCCTGGACCACCTGAGTAGTCGTCTTGTGGCGTTGCTCCACCAAGATCTACCATTGGTGCATTGAGTGACTGCATTGGTTCCTTGCCTGCATTCATTGATGCCTTTAGAATTTCTGCAGCGGATTCTGATAATGTTTTGCTCATTTTTATACTCCTGAAGAGGTAATATTATTTATAAATTTTATAATTTTGACAAGAAGTTCTCAAAGATCTTTAGAGAAATCTCATCGATTTGTTTTTGCTTTGCGCCCTTGATTTGATTATAGTAAGCATTGACATCAAACTCTTTGACAACACCGTTGTCCCAAACCCACTCTTTGCCTTCCATAATGCCTTGAACGAAAGCCCCTGGTGCGGATGGATCCGCTACAATATCAGCCGCTGTGGCTAGATAATAATCATCTTGAACCACGTTAACACCGTTCACTTCTTTAAGTGAACCCATGCCGCGTGATGATACGCCAAGAGTTGCACCGCCTTCCATTAAGGACTTGGCGATTTTACCCATTGGTGTTTCAAGAATTTTTGCTTTACCAATCCATACAGAACCTTCCTGCTTTAGACTGGTAATGAGATGAGAAACGCGATCTAGATTAATTGATGGTGAATCTGGATGACCGAGTTCACCGAATGCGCGGTTCTTAGTAACGTATTCTTCGTTGTAGCGATTTACTTCTTTCGCAAGAGTTTCTTCCTTATACATACGTCTATTTTTGTTTGCTTTTTCAGCAACAAGGAATGGACCTTGAATGTATAGAGTCTTTACACCGTTCTTTTCTTCGGTAATGACTTTAACTTCTTCGACTGTTTCAGTAATCAGTTTCATGGTTATAACCCCAATGCTTTTCGTTTTCTTAGAGATCTTTTGCGCTTGATCAATGCTCTTGCTGCTTTCGCCTTTCTCTTAATTTTTGCTTTACGCTGAGAAATTTTTCTTTTGATTCTTTCAGACGAAGGCATACGTGTCAACTTACCACCACGAATTGTATAACCCTTTACTGCAGAAACTTTTTTGCGACGCTGTACTTTGCCGCCACGAACTCTGGCGCGAACAATTTTTGTTCTTCCCATTTTTTGCACATTACTGGCTTCTTCTAGGCTCACCAACTCAATTTCTTCTTGAACGCCTGAGATAGATTGAACCAAACCATTAGCATCATATGGAAGCATAAATGTTAAACCAGTTTTATCGTTAACATATAATGCTGCTCTTTTTCCATCAGGGAAAAGGCGAACACCTTTACGTTTTAGAATTAACATCATAGGAGGATCTATAGTTTCAACTAATAGATCATCAGAGTCTTCTTCTAATTCACAACTCTCTTTCATTGGTTTAGGTCTAGATGTTTTTAACTTTTGTAATGCACCAGCATACATTGCAGTAGGCGCATTCATAATATCAGATGGAACAGCAGACTGAAAGTCAACATAATGTTGTCTTAATGATAAAGGTAGTCTGTTTAATAACTGATTGTATGGTAATTTGGCAAATTTATTCGCAATATTATTGGCTGCAACAACAGCAGCAACATTTAGGTTTTTTAATCCCAACACATTCTTAGCAGTTCGAACTTTATTTGCAAAATCATTAGACTGTGACTGAGCAGACGAAGGGGTTTTCACCTTCGCTGCTTCAACCAAATTTTGTCTAAAGTCTTGAAATCTCATCAATTACTTTTTCGCTAAAATTGTTCTATATGCTTTCTTTGCAGCAGATGGACGATCGCGAACCATAGCAGTTGCTACTGCGAAAGGACCGCCCTTTGATGCGTCACCAACGCCCTTTTTCTTAAACTCTTTACCGATTGTATGAGCCATTACTGTTTTTTTTTAGAAAACTTTGCTTCATCAACCTGCTCGACTTCTTCTTTGGCTAGGATACCTGGGTTCTGTGCAACAAAATTGCGTGCTTTTGCTCCAGATACTCTGCTAAGTTGTGCTTGTATGTCACGTTTGTCTAGTGCCTTTTGGAATCTTCCTGCTTGCGCTGCATGAATTTTCCACTCAACATCTTTCCCCTGTTCATCAGCATCCGCTGCTTTTTTCCTTGCTATCATTCGCGATTTTTTAATTAAATTTGTTGATATTTCATCAATCTGCTCGGCTTCTTCTTTCATATTTTCACTATCTTCACTATCTTCATCTTCCTCTTCATCTTCGTCATCCATTTTACCCTTTGACTCGTCAAGGTCAACTTCTTCCTCGACAGCAACTTCTGGAGTGATGAGAGTTGAAGCGATTTCAACCTTTTTGACTTCTAGAGCATCAGTCACCTTTGCGGCAATTGCAGCCTGAAATGCTGCCATGAATGACTCTTTGTTTCCGTCTAGGATTGAATCTACGATTTCTTCTGATAGTGGCTTTTCCATTAGTAAATCCTCTAAAAAGGTTATTTGTTATTTAGTTTTTTACGCTTGCGGAGTAGTTGGTATTGATTGGTCAGTTGGTTGTGGAGCCATCGCTAACTGCTCTGCATTTTCTTCTGATTCTACGTCCAATTCACCTTGCATTCTCTTGATGCCTTCTTCATCAAATCGAAGCACATGTTTCTTGACCCATTCCTTGGAGAAATATACGCCAACGTATGGATCAATTAATTGCATAGTTTGTAGTCTTGTCATGAGCATTTCAGATTCTTTGAGTTCATCGAAATTATTATCTTTCAAGAAGTCATAATGAATCTTTTCTCTTATTTCTTGCCATTCTTCAATTGAACAGATTCCTCTGAGAGCCAATTGTCTTTGCATTAGTTCATCGAACATAATGCTGAATCTTGATCTGAGTTTTTGAATAAATTTGCTGAATTTAAGTTCGTCACGTGTAATTTCAGTAGAACGACCTAGCGTAAATCCAGTTTGTGGGATTAGACGACTTACAGGAACATTCAATGACTTATAAAGTTTTTGTTCAAAATAATTAACATCTGCAAGTTCACCAAGATTTTCGCCTGCAGGAAGGGTTGTAATTTCTGTTGACTTGCCTTCGCCACGGCGTGGAATCCAGAAGTCTTCCATCATTGACATAAATTTACGATCGTCTTTGACTTCGCCTGTAGAACTATCATAAACAACTTTATTTCTAAATTTGGTCATAATATCGCGAAGGTACTGATCAGCCTTAGACTTTGGTAGATTACCAACATCAATGTAGAACACACGACGTTCTGGTGCTCTTGATAGACGATAGATGACGATGGCATCTTCAACCATGCGCAATTGATTCAAAGGCTTGATTGCTTTGTGTAGGTACGACAAAACAGTATTTCTTTTTGGATCAAGTAAACCTGAGTTGATGTTTACTATTGCGTCGGTCGCAATTTTAACAGCCGAGTCGCTAATAGAAGTGACGATAGTCTGACCTTGAGTTGAGGATTTATCGTTATAGACATAGAACTCTTTGGTTCCAGTCACAACTTCAATTCCTGTTCTTGGGTCTTTTTTCTTTTCTACTGCTCTGACTTTCTTGATCTTTCTCGGATCAATATAAACCAGTTCTTGAATACCTAAACCTGGCTGTTTTTCGTCAATTAGAACTTGATAGAAGATGCGACCATCAATATACCAGTTTCTAAAAATATCAGATCCATAATTTGAAAAGTCCATTAATTTTAGAACCTTATCAAATTCTTCACGGATCATTTCTTTGACGTTATCTGGTTGCTCTAAATCGTCAAGAATAATTGAAACAGATTTACCTGTCACATCATGTACAATTGCTTCGTTCACAATATCATCAATCGCAGTTTCCAATTCAGGCTGCATAGCCATTTCGCGATAGCGAGTGACTAGATCAGCCTCATTTTTGAAACTTGCTTCAAGGTCTAGATAAGTCCCGAAGTATCCGCCAGATGTCACATAAATTGCACCATCATCATTTGTAGGTGCAGTGATTGCTGGCTGAATATTTGTTAATTCAGGTTGTTTGCGACCGATTTCAAATCCGAATAAGGATATTGCCATAATATTTCTAGCCTTTGTTCACGTAATAATAAATTAGAATACGCCTTCGGCGACTGCTTCCCACCACTGATACGAAAATGTCACTGTGTATTCTTCTATAGTATCGTTATTGCCCCAATCTAGATCAATTGGAGAAACATCAACTGGGAAAAGCCCAATGAACTTGTAAGATTTTAGTACCTTACCAGTTTTGCCGTAGTGTTTTACTATAGCATCAACGCCATAGGACGTTGGACCACCTGCAGCGGCTGCTCTTACGTTGGTTCTGTGAGAGTTTACGCCATTCAACCATCTTTCGAAGGCATTACGGACAGAAAAATCTTCATCATTGATGATATTTACTGTCCAGTCGGCGAATGTTCTGTTACCAGCAAACTTAACTTCACGACCAAAGTATTGAACTGGAACAGCATTGACTGTTGTTCCAGGTAATTGAGCACTCTTACATTGAAATTGCATCTTTTTTGATGCATTAGCAGGGAGCGCGAAAGACGGGAAATTCATTTCCACGTCAAATAGATTCGCACGTGCTCCGTCGAACTGCATTTGAGAACGAAATTCAGATACATTAAAAGCCATTGTTTTCTCCTGACTTTACTCTAGTCTATTTATTAGAAGCGTCCAACGATTTCATCAAACGAAACGCCACCACGAACAGCCACAAAGTTCAACTGAATAAAGTTTACGCTTCTTGCTGGCTTGATATAAATGTCACCAACAAATTCGTTGCGATCAATGACTGCTGGAGTATTGTTTGTTTCATCGCAAACAACACGGAAGTCATAGATACCGCGACGACCCTGTACGTCTCTCAAGAATGGCTCAACAAGGGCAACAAACTGTGCTCTTGTAAACTCATCGTTGAACTCAAATAGGCTAGAGCGTGCTGCTCTAGAAATTGCCTTTTCAAGAACGATAAACAAGCGACGTACATTGATGCGATCAAATGCACTTGGGCGACCCTGTAGAGTCTTGTCTCCGAAGAGAATAGTTCCTTCTCCTGGGAATGAAACAACTGGATTTACGTCCTTCTTGTAAAGAGAATCACGTTCAGCCTGATTTGGGTTGAACGACAACTTGACAAGATTACGGATTTGACCACGATTTAGACCTGCAGGTGAGAACCATGGGTCTCTTTCGAGATCGGTGCGTACGCAAAGACCAGCGATATCAGCATTGAGTGGAATCCAACGATAGACGTCATTGTATTTGTCATACTGATACTTCCAACCACTGTCCATTACGCCGTATGAGGATACGCCAGATAGACCGTTACGGAATGCAATTACTGAATCAGACTTAGTTGTTGATGTAACTGCGTTTGCATAAGTTGGCGAAATGAACGCTACGCAGTCTTTTCTTCCATATGCAACATCTAGATACTTGTTAGCAATAGTGTGCGGGTTGATTGAGGCATTTGCACTCAAACCATAGTCGCCAGCAAATAGCAACGAGATATCGTAGGCTTCTTTGTTTGTAAACTTATCTACGGCATCAATAATTCCTGCAGTTTCAGGAGTTCCGTCAGCGCCATTTCCTAGTGTGTAGGTTGTTGTGCTGTGAGAAGGCGAGTGGAAAACGTCACCAGAAACAACTGCTGCGTTTGCAGTAGCAATTGTTTGACCCCAAGCATTTGCAGCACCAGCACCAGCGGCATGACCCATCCAGTGAACATAACGCGACTCGCGGAAAATTACTTCCTTGTAGTAAATTGAAGATCCGTCATCACTCTTGGCATCTGAAGCCTTAGATAGATTTGAGAATCTTTCTAGAACTGTATTTGCTACGCCACTAAATTCGCCTGTATTGTCAACAACAACCATATGCAATTCGTCCTTAACTTCGCGGTTAGCAATGTTAAGAGCATATGGTGAGGTTGTTGGAGCAGCATCGAAGAACTGAGCATATGGCCAAGTTGAGAATGCTGCGGTGTTAGCACAAACAGAAACTTTTAGAGAATTTCCTAGTTTACCTGCAAAACGTGCTGCCCATGCAATATTTGCATTTGATGCAGAGTATTGATTATTGAAATAATCCTCATCGTTTAGAATCAATGAGAAATTATTTCTAGTGACACTAGATGGAGCAACAGTAATTGCTTGACCATTATTGGTAAAGTTTGTTGTTACCGTAAATACGTTTGCGCTAGATACAGAAAGAACAATTTTTGACTCGCCATTTACAGTTACTGTATCTCCAGCAGTCAACAAATGATATCCAGCGTTAACTGTTGGACCTAAGTTGGTTAAAACAGTTGTATTTGCTTCCACTAAACCAGAACTACTTGAGACGTTTGCCACGCCATTGAACGATAGTGTAACTGATCTTGTTGCAGGACCAACCGCATTATTTGATCTATCTGCACCAGCGGTTGTATTGACAACTCTGACTACTCGTAAATCATTTCCGTAAGATAAAAAATTGGCAGCAGACAAAAATGACACTGCAGTAGCGTCGTCTGGCTTATAGAAATACTCTACTAGATTATTTTCAGTAGAAACTTGAATAGGAGTGTTTGCTGGACCCCAACGGAAAAATCCTACTGTTGCGCCAGTTGATGTACCAACCGCAGGTATTGATGTTGTAAGGTCGATTTCAGAAGTATTCACCCCTGGAGAAACTAAAAATGCCATGTTTTTACTCCTGTATTTGGAGAAATAGAAAATTCTACTGATTATTTAGTAAATTGGGGGTTCTATTGATTTTTCTCGACTACACTCCAAACTGATCCATCAGAAATAAACTGCTGATTTGGATTGTCGACTTCAATATGCCCAGCCAAAAAAGTTGGCAGTTGCTCTTCCTCGATGCTTTTCATCTGTTCGCTGTAAAGTTTCTGTCGAATATCAACCTTGCTTAGATCAGAAAAGAACTGTTGATTGGTAGCCCAAGAAAATAGAACCAAACACATGACTAGATCGTCGTGGTTTCCGTCGTCAGCCTCAAAACTTGTTCCTTTGCTTACAAAAGTTGATAATTCTGCAATGATATCGAAGTCTTGAATGATTAGTTTTTGATTTTCAATCAGAGTTTTGAGAATCGAGCATCCTAATCTCTTAACAGATTTGGTTGTTCTGATTCCACGACTAGATTTGTTGCCGTAACCCCACGTCAGAGCCATTTTTTGTTTGATTTCTACAGTCGAAAGGATATTCTCATACTCATAGTCGTCGAATAGACTATCGACAATCTGTTGTCCATTATCGTTTATTTCTACGAGAGCATAGGCTTGATTGTAATAGTCGCCTATGCGCTTTATAATTGATGGGTAAACTAGTGGACTAATCTCATTGTCCTTATAGGTCGCAACAACTCTGTATGGAACTTCTGTTACATCAATTGCAACACAGGCTGAATAGTCCAGACCTTTACCACGAGAAGTATCTACGACCACAATGTAGTTATGGTCTTTGATCGGCTGCTGATAGATCTTGATCCCATTTTCTGAGAGATGCATTGGCTTCACGAAGGCTAGAGATTTTAATGCAGCGGCTGATAGAAGCGTTCCAGCCGACCCCATAAACTCGCATTCCATTTCTTGTAGGAACTTTTCTTCGCCAAGGATACGTCTTTGATCATCAGCCCAAGCCTGATCGCGACCAGGAACCTGACGCCAGTTGGCTTCGATGTGCGTAAATCCGTTTTGCCCTTCGACAGCCTCGGTCCACATACGATAATAGTGATTCATGCCATTTGGTGTTGAGGAGATGAGAATCTTAGACTGTGTACCAGAAGAAATGGTAGGGTAAACGGAAGTGAAGAACTCGTCGGCGATATTACTTGGAACGAATGCAAACTCGTCAAGATATAGTAATGAAATAGAGTAACCACGAATCGCGCTAGAGGCAGTTGACGTTGCCATTACAC